CCAACCTCGACGACACTCAAGTACGGCTCGAACACGTACGAAATCGGTACAGCGATCAACATTTACGTTGAAAATGCGGGTGCGTATACCGCGGAAATAGGGGGTGCCACAGACTTCGCGTTTACGAATACCACGGTAAGTGGAACAATAAAAACGATCGAACCGGGGTTTGCGTCTAGGTACCATGGAAAGATGGCACTCACGTACGACGGAAAACTGTACGCGTGGGGTGAAAATAGTGAAGGTGAAGCTGGTGTAGGTACATCTTCCGATATAACCGTACCGACCGCGTGTACGGGAATAACTCAAGGTACGGTCGCTAAACTTTTGAGGGATTCCGAATTAACCGATGGTTCTCACGGTCAAGTGTCGGCTATAAAAACGACCGACGGTAAGATTTATATGGCCGGTAAAGGTGATACGTATATGATACCGGGTACAACTTCGGATCTTTTATCATTTACCGACGTGACGTCGTATTTCGGGGACCAAAGTTTAACCGCAAATACCGTAACCATGATGAGTTTTACGGATAAATCTGGTGCAGCACTAACCGAGACCGGTAACGTTTGGACGTGGGGTACGCACGATTCGACGTATAAAGCATTGGGACAAGCCGGTGCGTCTTCGTCGAGTACACCCAAACAGATCAATTTTAATCCATCTGGTGCGGATATCCCTGCCAGTGATATTATTGATCCTACAAGCCCAACTTATTGGATTTTTTATGATAATGCTACCAGTACCGAATTAAATTATTATCTAAAGAAAACAAGTGATAATTCTGCTCTTAGTCAATCGCAATTTAAGTATACTTTCGCAACAAAAACATGGGAAGATGTTCATTCGGGTAACATACCAAAGTATTTTTCGGATACGGCTTACGATGGTTCAAATCCTAAAACAACCACATCTGTCGTAAACCCTGAATACTTATACGCGTTTGAGAACGATGGAACAACGTTAATTTTCAAAATACAAAACCCATTTTATAGTAGTGGTGGTGGTGGTATATCCATAACAAAAATAACGTCTGGGCATTATCATAGTTTAGCACTCGATTCGAGTGGTGACGTATGGTTTTGGGGTAAAAACGGAATCAATTCGGATTCATGGCCTTCGAGTGTGACCGACGAACCACAAAAGGTCGTCGATGGTAAAAATATAATCGGTCTCGCGTCGAGTTACGGGACCATGTACGCATTCGACGCGACCGGTAAGATGTGGAATGCGGGTAACAATTATGAAGGACAAATAGGTGACGGAACAACGACGGCGAATTCTTCCGGTAAAACCCTTACGGAAGTAACGTACTTTTCATCAAACGGTATTACCATAAACAAAGTATACGGGGGTGGGTACTTCGTATTTGCCGATACGAGTGACGGATACTATTGTTGGGGTAACGGTGGTGGTGGTGTTTTTGGTAACGGGAGTACGGGAAATATTACAAGTCCAGCTAAATGGACGAACGTTTCGAACATAAAGAAATTTGTTGCATGTATTGAATCAGCAGCCGCAATTGCCGAGGACGGTAAGTATTACGCGTGGGGTAAAGATGGTAGCGGAGAACGAGGCGATTCGGATTCGTCGAGCGACATTTCCTACCCCAAATATATCGATACGTTACCGAACATACTCGCACCTTCGTTCGAGTTCGACGGGTACGATAAGGTTTTTGTGTATAATATCGACCATTTATTAGCAGTTCCCGTTTTTCCTAACCAATTAGAACATGTTAGTAGTGCATTATACGGTGCTTATTCATGGAGATATTATGAAACTACCAGTACACATATTATATACATGATGTACAAAGATGCCGACTCGGCGTTTTTTGATGTCCCTTTATCTGCTATTAAAGTAGGTTTATATGGTCAGTCAGATTACGATACTTGGACTGATGAAGGAACCAGCCACCCAACCTCAGTTGTAGAAAATGCAGATGGGACTGTTACATTGGCCTATTCTGGTACTAACTATTCTTTTGTTAAACCAACAAGTGCGTATTGGCATTGGAATTTAGATCCAATAAAAACAGTTAAATTCTCTAAAAATGCAATAGAGTACGATGCGGGTAAAGCGTCGATTATTACGGTTCCAGATCCGGGAACGTACGACGCGCAGTTATCTCAAGACAGTTTATTTTCCCTAAAATCCGCAACGGTCCCCGCAACAAAGACGACGGGTCTGTATACGTGGGCATTCCACCACGGTAATTTCGATAACGCGTACGGGGACGGCGATATACTTACGGCGCGCGAGAACGGGCGGTTCTATGCCGACACACCGGCGTATACGGGTGCTATTGGGACTATAACGCCAGGTGGTTTTGGTGGACCAATTTCGCCTATAAGACAATCGGGCACGGATGCTGACGGCGCTTCGTGGGCATTAAAATGGTACTATGATGAATCTGTTACGACATCAAATAATGATGGACATTTTTACTACGGGGAAAGTGAAAACAATGGTACAACTGTTGCTTCGGGTAACAATGGTATTAAATTCAATTATACTAATAATACATGGCATGATGCTAATAATAGTTCACGACCATATAACCTTACATACAATACTTCAAATGGTTTAGTAGAGTATCACGAACAAAATAATAATAATGGAAATGCTTATTTTACTAGCCCGTATTTTGATAATAAGTCGAACACGACGTATACCTTCGCACCTCCATCGGGTGGGCTAACCGCGAACGTTCTGATGGTTGCCGGTGGAGGTGGTGGTGGTGGACGGTACCACGCGGGCGGTGGAGGTGCCGGTGGACTCGTGTATACGGCGGGGACGAGCTTGGCAAACGGCGCGACGAAAACGATCGTCGTCGGGAACGGAGATTCGGGTGGTAATGCGACAGGGAGCCCTTATGATAATGGATTTAACGGTAAAAATACAACGTTTACAGGTTTAGATAACGCCGTTGGCGGTGGCGGTGGTGGTGCAAACTATACAGCCGCTAATAGTGGTGGTTCGGGTGGTGGAGGTGGTGCGAGTCAATCGAGTGGTAATCCTAACGCTGGAGGTTCTGGTACGGCTAATCAAGGTAATGTGGGTGGTGTTGGTATTTACGCTAATGGTACTGATAGATCCGGTGGTGGCGGCGGTGGTGCTGGTGGAGTTGGTATTCCGGGTGTATCGGGTAGTGTTTCCGGTGAGGGTGGTATCGGTAAATTCTTCGGGACGGGGAGTTCGTTTACCAATTTCGGAGACGAGTACGGTGAAGGTGGATACTTTGCGGGTGGTGGAGGTGGTGGTGTATATCACTCGGGTAGACCACAGGGTATACCTGGTCGAGGTGGTGGTGGATATGGTGCAATAGAGTATGGGTATATGGGTATAGGTGGGTCTCAACACGCGTTACCACATACAGGTGGCGGTGGTGGCGGTTCAGGTATGGGTGAAACTACGGACCAACACCCAGGATACAATTCTGGTGCTGATGGTGGTGTCTTGGGCCACGGTGGACGCGGTGGTTCGGGTATTGTTCTTATTCAAACGAACGTTGCACTCCCGAACGGTTCGAATACCGCCGTGGTCCAGGTCGGTAACCCGCGTCGACGAAGTTTACCACCGACCGTTTCGACTATGGGATCGGAAGTTAACCGGTTCTCTATTATCGATAGTGCGTCCATGCCTACGTATAAGTTACCAACCCATTGGTACGTCGATCCAGTTGGTTCGAATAGTAACTCTGTGTGGTCAACACAAGGGTCACACTCTTTACAGAAACGCGCCGATGGAGGAACATCGAACGTTTTTTACGTAACATCGACTGAAGGGATTTTTGAGTACGGGTCATATATGGCCCAATCGGCGGATGCGATATTCATGCCTGTAGAAGCACAAAGGTATAATGGGTTATTGGCAATTGGAAGTAATGGTAGTAATGATATTCATTTCGAAATGGCGGCGGATGGAACGGCTGCATTGTATTATGGTAACGGGGCTACTTTACTATCAGCCGGTACGATTACCTGTTTTACGGTAGGTAAATGGCACCACATTGCCCTTACGGTCGATTCCGGGGGTAACGCGGTCGGGTACGTGAACGGGTACCCTGTGGTTTCGGGTACACATACGAGTGTTGCCGCGGTTGGTTCGAGAAGTGGAAACATGCACATGCGTGTTGGTGATCATTCTATTACCTTCCGAAAATTCTTAACGTACGAAGTGAGTACGTATAACTTCCACATGACGCCAAAACAGGTTCTTCAAAGAGCGGCGGAGGTCGGGTGTGGACCTAAACTCGAATACGACGATTTGAATACATTAACAGTTGTCAATACGGAATCCGGGTCGAGCGTAACGATATACGAACAGAATACGACCGATACGTCGAATATATTTGCCGTGTCGTGTGAATCGTCGTATACACTTTCGAACGCGGCAACGTACTATGCGGAAATCAAAGGGACTAACACGTATACAATAACGCGACCCTTAACGATTACGGACGATCATTTCCCATTGTATCAGTACCCACCAACTGACGGAACAACGTCGTCTATAACCGGGGCGACGGCTGCGAATTCGTTTAATAATTACTGGACGATATCGGGTGCGGCGAACGGGAGCGGTCAGTACCAGGTTAAATGTAATACGGCGGCTGATAATAATCATTATAACGCGTGGCGTAATAACGTCGGGTCTGACAACCAATGGCAAACACCGACTAACCCGACGTATCCTATGACGTTTACGATACTATTACCGAGCGCAAAGACGATACGTAAATATAGAATGTTCCCACTCGATCACGATAACCCGAACGGGTCGGGTACGAGTGCAACTCCCGGTACGAGTATAGATCCAACATTACCGGGTAATAGTGGTGACGATGCGACGAAACGTCCTAAATCGTGGGTACTAAAAGGGTCGAATAATGATTCTAGCTGGACAGACTTGGATACTGTTACAAATAAACCCATATCGATATATGGGGACGTATACAGTATAGACTCTCCAGCGAGTTACTTATATTACCAAGTAGAAATAACCGCGAATAACGGTGGTAATAAATTGTTATTAGGTGATATACAATTATGGGGCGACGCCTAAAATTAAACGTCCCTCAACGACGCGATAAAATTCATCGACGTTCGTTCTTGTTTCATAAAATCATATTGGCTCAACGCGGCTTGAACTGTGGGTATAGGTACCCCACAGTTCACGCAATGCATGACAAACGTCCTCGCAAACTCGACGGTCGCATCCATCACGTATAAGGGATCGTGGGTTTCAAACATGCGACACGCCACGTTCGAGTTTTTCGACCAGTGTTCAATTTTCCCATACGAAATTTGGTTAGCTTCGTAAAGTGCCATTGCAAAACAGAACCGAACGGTTTGGAGAATAACGTTCGTATCGTAAAACGTATTATACGATTGGTGTGTTTCGGATAATTTTGCGTATTGACTCGTCATGCGTGATGTAATAGCCGAGTGTATGACGGGTGTCGGTAACCTCGATTTGAATGTATACTCCATGAACCACGTGGTCGAATTTTTAACTTGGGCAACTTGACTATAGTTTCGAGTCACGTAGAGTTGGCTTTTACACCGATCAATAACCGGTCCCGAAACGTCCATGTTCTTTGCCTTATCCATGAGTGAAAGCATGACCGGAACGTTCCCGTTACAGTATGCAAACGCATCACCGACGACTTGAAACATGGCACACTCGAGACCATCAAGAACCATTTTCGCGAAATGTCCCGATCCCGGCATATCCCCGGTATGTTGAACATTTTTGGCGAACGCGTAGAAAAGAGGTTCGTGGGATCTAAAAATACGTTTTTGACCCCCGACGAGAAACGCGTCGTTCGTCAGGGATGCACTGAGATAGTGTACGTTTTTGTTCGAACACTCGTTTTCGTAATACATGCTATGTTTATAGTGTTCGTGCGTACAATTAATGATCGTATCTTCAGGATCAGACCATTCGAGAACACGAGTTAAGGTCGGACGAACCTCTTTTACGTTTTTACACGCCGTCACGATAGTTCGAGGACGGTCCATGTTGATCATAAGGTCCGCCACACACATATAGTTTTCTGAGTTATACATGTTCAGTTCTTGTGAAACAGTTTGGTTACACGTGTGAACCTTATTAATTTTTTGAACCCCGTTTGCAATTTTTAGGGTCGGTGGTGAAACACCGATAATACCGAATGACATTTTACTTAGTATTAAACTGTTCTTTTTAACCCCAAACTCTTTGCATACTTGATTGTATAGCCCACGGGTACCGTAATTTACCATACCCTATAATGTTATACGAATCTATACCGATACGGTTACATTTGGTACACACGTCGAAACTATCATCAATGATTGAGTCTAAAGCAAGACTTCGACAGATTTCATGTTTCTCAATTTCGTGATCTGTATAACTATTGGTCATGATAAGATCATCGAACGTGTTGGGGAACCAATACTCGAGCCATTTTTCGGTTTGATCACGCGCGTAACTTTGGCGACCCGTGACGATATACATTGTATCGGCGTGTTTGCGTAAATGTCCCATTTGTTTACATACGCCTGGGATCGGTTTAAGTTTCGCGAACGCCTCGGATTCGTAAAAATCATGGACCATGTTACGCGATTGGGTTTCGGTAATGTTGAACATATCTCTATATACGTACGGGTACTTTTGGGTGGTCGGCATTTTGTATCCACGGAACTTTGCCATAGGTTTAACGAACGAGACGAGAACTTCGTCGATATCAATAGCAACTCTTTTCATTTGTGTAATATAATATATTTATTCATAATCTCTAAATACTATCCCGACGGGAAACCTTGGAATCCCGAGATCCGTCAAGTTTTGAAACTTTACGGTTAACATTTTTCCAATATACTTCTCTTTATTTGAGTAAAAATACTCTCTTTGTTCGATCGTACCTTCGGGTCGAGCACAGAATGTACTTCCATCTTCCGTTTTACATACCCATACGACGGCATTCGCATCACGACCGTGTCCTGTCTTTGCGTCGACGACTTCATATTCTTCTGTCATGAAATCCTTGAATTTTAACAGGTAATTACTTCGTTTCCCGTTTTCGTATACACTCGAAGGTTCACGAACCATCGTACCTTCGTAGCCCTGTGAAACAAAATTCTCATGGAACTGTTTCAAACACGTTTTCTTACGAACAAGTTTCGTTTCGACCGTGACGTGATGCTTACACCTTTCTTCGAATGGTAATTCACGATTCATATCGAAATAATCAAAAACGTAAAACTCGAGTTGTTTCGGGTCCGTTTTAAACAAACTCGTAATTTCCTCAAACGTTTTGTTTGGATCGTAACACTCACCGTCGAGATACTCCCCGTCCTTAAGACCTTTACCGAGATACTCGGTTCCCGGAACAAGTTTCCCCGTACGTGAAATCCCACCCTTATTCGAGACGAGTAATCGAACTCCATCAAGTTTCGGTTGAACGTAGAACGGTTCCGAGATGTACTTTTTACGATCGTCCCATTTGTTTGCCAACATGGGCATAACGTCTGGTACCTGTAAATTCTTCCAAATAGTTTTTGCTCGTTTCAGGGCACTCTCGTACCCGAGCGGAACGTGTGTTGTTGAGATAGATTCTTTACCATCAACAACACCTGTTGCTTTAATAATATTGGCAGTACCGTCCCTGAGTTTTTGAACTCTGATTGACGTGTATCTTTGATTGCCGTTTTTATCTGTTTTAAAAATTGTTTCCATTATAGTAGTAGATATGATTCCAGTTGTAGATTATAAACGAATGGAACGACTTAGGCCCCCGGAAAACACGGTTATTCCTATAAACGCAAATACCATTTGTGTTTTCATAATACTGATATCTATTATTGGGTTATATAAGAGACATGTAGATACCAGATCCCGAAGGGATCTGTGAAGAGGGGAACCCCTCCGGGATACGACCCCCAGACCCAGACCCCGAAGGGGTCTGAAAGGTCTGTAGTCGGGATCTAATCAATCGAATGAACAACATTATACTTGATACACTCTTGTGCATCTAAATACATATCACGTTTCATGATTTTCTTAAACTGTTTTTGGGGTATAGTTGTTTTTTCCTTATACGTTTTTGTAACCATATCCATGAGTTTATCACATGATTTCATTTCGTCTTTGAGTTCTTCATATTTTCCCCAGAACCCGTTTGTGGATATTTGGTGTATCAAAACGTGTGCATTCTTACCTATACGACGTTCGTGACCACCCAAAAGAAGAAATGTTGCCGCGGAACAACATACACCTTGTGCTATAGTAACAACCTTAACACGTGATTTTTCGATAATATTCATGGCACTTATCCCAGCGAATAAATCACCACCCTCGCTACACACATGAACGTACATGATAGGTTCGTACCCTATAAGTTCAGCCTTCCTTTTAAGAAGATCGATTTCAAGTTTCTTAAAATCTTCAATGAACTCGAGAACATCTACATCAGTAATTTCTCCATGGTAGAAAATTTCATTACCAATGACCCGAGACACTTTAAATTCTTCTTCTTCTGAAGCTGGTGTAGTTGTATTCATTTAGTTAATTTAGACTATCTTCTTTAATCATTTTTTTTATTTTAGTAACCTCTCGTTGTTTTAGTTTGTTCTGTAGACCCAGGTGGTTCATAACATCAAAATCTTGTGGTGTCAGATTATACTCTTTAAACTTCGAGACGTCACCTTTTTGTGCATACTCGCGTAAAAGCATGAATTCATGATGGTTCATTTTTGTATGTGAACGACACTGTATACTTCGAATCTTCTGTTCACGCATTTTCTGGTTCCCGTATTTTGTCCACGCACTCCCTGGTCGTATTGTATCGGGTTCAATTAAGGTGTTACCCGTATATATTTTTGGTATTTTCATGGCGTATAAAACAAAATAAGGCATGAAATCCCATTCACCCTTATACAGTTCTGTATCGAACGTATCTGCACTTATTAATGCATTCATGATTTTGTCGGGGTGTTCCGGGTTAGCCCCAAGATAATTTTCATGTACGGCTCCCCAAATATGTCCATGTTCATGTATAGTTTCTTCTATATCTACAGTACCCGGTTTACAAAAGAAATCTTCGATAATGTCTTTTGATGATTTAAAAATATCTTTTTCGTCACTATATTCAAGGTAATTGAAATAGTTTCCTATATTTCCTTTACACTTTTCAGACGCTATTTTTGAACGTGGGTGATTTTTATTTAACCACTGGATAGTTTCAGGTTTACGTTTAGGTAGGAACACAAGTTTAAAATTAGGTAACATATGTACATTTTTAGATGTAACGAGTAAAGGCTTTTTTGTAATTTTACCACCTTCACATATGGTTTCTACTATACTTCTGTATGCAGTATCGGATTCGTAATCGTCTATATAGGCATACATATTTGAATTTTTTATCGTACCTAGGAATATATCTTTTTTACGTAACACTTCATCATATATTTCTATACTATTTGTCTCATCTAGAATTTTATTAATAGCGAATGTTTTTCCGACACCAGCCGCACCACATAAAAACACATTCTTACCATTTTCTAATAGAGACGTAATTTCTTTTATTTCGCGGTCATGGAGCGAAATACGATCAACCTTTTTTTGTTTATGTATTGTAACAAAGGCATTCATGTCGAATGATACTGAAGATGCAGATCTCGCTACTCAGGCGTTAGATATTATTATGGAAAATAATACACTTCAAATGAGAGTGATAGATCCTTTAAAAAGAAAACTTTTTCCTTATTTGATGTGCATTACAGTCTTTAACTTTACGTTATTTATTATGGTGGCGTATCTTGTGAATCGTCTTTCGGTGATTCTGTAACAACTTCCATGAGTTCTGTACGTCTACGCAATTCTTTCATGAGATCACCTTTTAGACTTACGAGTCCTTTATCTTTTAAATCCGATATTTCATTCTTACGTTCTTGTACACGTTCTATATCGGCTTTAACAGCTTTTTTTACACCACGTATTTCGTCAAGTTCTTGTTTAAGTTCTCGTTTTGCGACACCTCCCACGGCATCTTTTAATTTGGTTATAACCTTACTTTCTTGAATGGCTTTAAACGGTGTAATGGGTTGTATATGCATAATTTCTGGTTTGAAGAATGCATTATCATCCGGAAATTCACGTTCAAATGCATCTATCATTTTTTTAGGTACATTAGGTGATTGTTCAATCAAACGGTCATATTCGGTTCTCATATTTTCAATCATATTTGTACCGTTTAACGTTCTTTCCGAAAGTGGGAGTGTAAGTTCAAGACGAATCGTTCTCGAAACTTTACCGTATTGTACAGACGCAACACGGTGACCTTCCATAAGTTCGTTAATTTTAAGAAATTGCATGATCGTTGTTGCGATGGCGGTGATTAAATTTAGACCACCAATAGCCGAAGGTACGAATGGTTGTACAGAAGGTGGAAATGTTTCTTGTGCAAAGTTAGCAGTACCTGTAACTGTACTTACAATTATGAGTGGTATAGTAAATTTCATACTCAATTTTTTGTATGAACAATAGGCTTGGTAGTGCATATACCTATAACAGGCCGCGGCTTCACCCCAGGCCTTTAGTATTTTCTCCTGTTGTGGGTGCCATATCTTCGGAAGTTTCTTTTCTTCGTTCATACTAATAGATATGAACATTATATTTTTCATTCATTTACTTTTTTTCATAACAATGTTGGTTGTACCATTTATGAAAAATAAACAAAACCTTGAGTTTTATTCACTCCTCGTTCCATTTATATTTTTTCATTGGTCTGTCAATGATGATACGTGTGCTTTGACCCAGATGGAAATGGCCGTAACAGGAAATGATAAAGATGAAACTTTCTTTGGCCGTGTAATGGGACCTATATATAAAATGGACGATACAGAGGCAAATAATTTCTTAAAATCTATTTTCTTTTTTCTTTGGTTACTCGTTCAGTACAGACTCAATAGAATAGATTTAGAACCTCTTCACGAACTTAGAAAAAGGTTTGTTAAATAATGTTGATATACATAAATGAAGATCAAAAACAAAACGCAACAAAAACTATTATTTATCGCGTTAATGGTACTCATTACTGTAATTGTGTATCAAATACGTAATCCAATTATTATTAAAAAACGTGTTAGTGTCCCAGTCGGAGTTCCAGTCGAAGTTCCAGTCCAAATACCAGTGGAAAAGGAGTTTAGAAACCCACCAATAAAGGAGTATAAACCGGGGTACGTCCAACAAATGGGGGTCCTTGTAGGATCGGATGAAGAAACGTTACCTTTATACGGTAAAGAAGTTCGAGGGAGACGTGATCAATACCATTATTATACGACAACACCAGGTGATCAAGTGTACCCACTTCCAGTAACCATTGATAACCGTGATTGTATGGAAGATATTGGGTGTCGAGAACTTTATGGAAATGAAACTGTTTCGGTTTTAGGACAAACAGGTTCATTTCAGGCGAAATTGTATAGAACGGATAATTTCTTTTAGTTATTCTTCTTCTTTCTTTTCTGGTGCGACGGCTTTGTATACACAGTTACCCAGTGTTGATATTTGCGAACTCATACAGCAGCATGCACATAATACTAATAGTAGTAATTGAGGTGGTTTCGTTGGTAAATATGACATTGCAACCATAGATTGTCTGTAGACTATAAAATAACAACATAAACAACAACATAAAGTTGAAGCTAAATTACCTGGTGCGCAATTAGACATTTATATTAAGTAAATAAAATTATATTGGGTAATATAAATGAAGATAGATTTGTTAAAAAATGAAGCAAAACGTTTCGGTCTTCGCGTAACCAAAAAAATAAAAGGGAAACGCGTTCCTCTGAGTGAAAAGGAACTCAAGATGAAAATTCAAAGACGGCGACAACCAGCTTTGGAAATCCAGGTTCGAAATTCAAAAAAACTTATACGAACGTGTAAATCACTTTTACGAACAGTGGAACCAAATGCTCCACGTGTTCGACGAGTTTCTCAACCCGTCTCACGCACACCACCTGTGCCACGTGCACCACCCGTGCCACGCGCACCACCAGTTCCAACTAGAAGAGACCCACGCGCAAATTTAATGACGGCGTTAAAAGCAAACCTTAAACGACGTGGTCTTAAAGAAAAGATAAATCAAACTTCTTAGATACAATCTTTTTCGCACCTTCGAGTTCTGGATGACTCCATAAAAGCCATCTCGACCAAAACCCTGCGGTAAAAAAACCTGTTTTTGTCCAGTTTTCTTTATCACTTCGAGTTACATCAAGCATATTTTTATGAACAAGTTTAGGGTCGGTTTGTTTTTGTACCATATGAGGAACAAACCCACCGTGTCGTGTTACGTATGAACGCATACGCAAAGGGTTTTTATGTATTGTATAGTCTGAGTAGCCTCGTGCTCCAAAATCAACTATTTTTCCATTTTCAAAAGTAGCTCTAAACTTTTTATCAATACGTGGACTTTTTTTTAAACGAACGCGCATATATAATTACTGGATAAAATTATTTATTTTGTAATTTAGCGAGTGTGTAGTGGTGATACAAGTGTATTAAACTTATGATCAAAGAAATGAGAACAGCTGGGTTATATCTCGCCTTCTTGTTAAGAACGAGTAATACAACCGAGGAAAGAGCAATAAAGGCTGGTAAACTAAATAAACCAATTTGAACATTGGTCAAACCGAGGAATCGCTTTTCCAATGTGTTAACTTCTTGTGTTTGTGCTGGTGCGTATTTTTCGAGTTTAGGATATCCTGGCATTTATTATAGGTAAACAAAAAAATGTGGTTTCTTATGATACCACTTATACTGTTACTAAACGATTATTGTAAAAACCCTATAGATAGACTCTATTTTCAGAGACCTTTACGCCCACTCGTTGGTATACGAAACTCACTCGTAGACTTATTTTTTTATAAACTACAGTACTCAGTAGACGATTTTACAGGACTTTGGCGGGTACAAAAACACTTTTTTGATATAAAAACCGAATACGATGGGTTACACGAAAACGCGCAAAAGTATTATTTCCATGATATTGATCCATGGTTTGAATATAATCAAAATTATTATTACTATAAAATACACGATTTTCCAAAGTTATACGCATTTTTAAAAACTGTACCGTGTGTCGGACATGCTATGATTGCGGTTATGGAAGGACCAATGTCTATATCAGCACATCGCGCCGAGAGTAATTTACAGTTACGGTATCACTTAACACTCGAAGGAACAAGTAATCTTACCACAGAGTTTGATATTCATCAACATAAACCTGGTGAAGATGTTCTTTTTGACCACTCACGATACCATAGTGTTGATAAAACCGACCAACAAAAGCGTGTTGTTCTTATTCTAGATATTAATAGATTCTAAACTAAAGGTGTTTTCGACACACCGCTTTATACATATCGTGATCACCAACAAGTTCGAGTTCATCATTTTGTACGATACGTTTTGTAAAGGGTCCATGTGTTCCATCCATACATTCCATACACATCGCCGATATCTTAAACACTTTATCGGCGAGAGGTACACAGTCTATGAGTTCACCAAACTTTCTCTGTTTATAATCACCATCGAGACCCGCGAGTAAAATCGTTTTACCCGAATCGAGAACCTTTTCAACAAACTTTTTAAGACCTGTGAAAAACTGAGCCTCATCCATAGCTATAACGTCAACATCTGAAAAATCAACTTCATCGAGAGTATTGGTTTTTATACAATCGAAACGAACATTATCATGGGTACGTAAAACATCCTCTGATGCGCGTGTATCCTTTTTAGAGTTTATAACGAGAATACGTTTACCTATAACTTTGTACCGTTTTAAACGTCGGATAAGTTCGGACGTTTTTCCTGAAAACATATTTCCCATAATAATCTTAAGACTCATTTCTAATTATACGTTACACTATTTTAAATGGTTTTAAAGAAACAACTCTTAGATTAATAAAAAACATGGAAACACTTAGAATTAAACGATTGACTCTCGAAGCAACTTTACCGACACGCGCATCCCCTGGATCTGTCGGATACGATTTGTATAGCATGGAAAACATGACGATCAATGCATGTGAACGTGGTATTGTAAGTACGGGTATTTGTGCAACGATCCCACAAGGTGTGTATGGTCGTATTGCGCCTAGATCAGGTTTAAGTGTAAAACACGGTATTCAAACGGGTGCCGGTGTTATCGATCCGGACTATACGGGTGAATTGAAGGTTATCTTGTTTAATCACGGGAGTGAATCATTTGAAATTAAACAAGGCGATAGAATCGCACAACTCATTTTGGAAAAGTGTGAAACACCACTTATTGAGGAAGTTGATGAATTAAAAGAAACAAAACGTGGCGAACGAGGTTTTGGATCTTCGGGTAAGAACTAATTTAGTTACCAAATGCGATACCACCCATACCATTCTTAATCCTGAGAATGTTATAGTTGACCGCATACGCTCTAAGAGCTGCTGGAGTATCACCAGATACTGGGGTATTAATTGTAAGTTTAGCGTTATCGATTCTTGAAAAGTTCAAAGATCCAGTTGGTTGTGATTTGTTGATTGTAAGACAGAATGGCCATGTTGTTACTGGTTCAACACTAAGTGTTTCCGAGAGAACAGAGCAATGTCTCGATGGCACGACTTTATTGTAATATTCGTATGTCATGTTTTCGAAAAGAGCGGTACCGTTAATGTACAAAGATGCGTCCGTGAACGAGTACTTTGTACCATGGTCTTCGGCACATGCAATGTGTACAGCCTTAACTGGGTGGTTAAAGTATGTTAAATCAACGCTGGTGTCGGTTTTAGACATTGGCTGGTATTGTGTTTGTGTAATAAGTAGTTCATGTTCTTCATTAGCGAAGAAGTCACGTTCTTCCGTGTCAAGATAGACATAAGATCCATACACCTTTGGTGTAGAACCCGCAGAGAATGCGGAGTGTAACTTGATTCTGATTTCAACTTCGTGGTATTGAAGACCGACGAGTGGGAGAGATTTGGTCCAATCTTCACTGAAAAAGAATGGAATGACGTAACTTCCCGAAGATATGTTATTTGTTGCATTAGTTGGTACACCTGGACCATAGCACGTGGTTGCACAAGATGCTTTAGCCTGGGATTCATTGTAAAGAACATTATGGACACCCGCAACAAAGAGAGAATCCATTTTACACACTTCCTGGCCACCGACATACAAAGAAAATTCGGTTGGTGCAGTCGCTGAGCTAAACAAACTTGCGGCGTTATCATTTTTAAGGTTAATATTTGTGGCTTCAATCCATACATAACTTAAGAGATCCCCCTTGGATCTAATTGGAATAACAACTTCGTTACTCGCACCAAACGTTCCGATGTAATCCATACGTTCGGGTTTAATGGCGAAGTTTGTGTGACGTTTATAATTTTGTCTAAAAAAAGAGACTTGAGGATCGCCTGTGATATAGACATCCTGGGCACCGACTGAGACGAGATCGATCAAAGCAGCTGACATATTTACTACTATACTATATTAAAAAAATCGGGCGTTAACGTAATAAGATAAAAATGGTCGTGTTCCAAGTATTGACCTGGGAAACACAAGACACGGAGGATGAACACTTGATTAGTATTTTTGGTAAAACGAATGAAGGTAAGTCTGTATGTGTTACGACCAGTTTTACACCATACTTCTTCGTGAAACTCCCGAAGAAAACATCACAAATGGATATTCGTAATTTATACACAAAGATTGATAAAGTATGTCCTGAATGTCTGATAAGTTATGACATCGTTCAATCTAAAGATGTTTGGGGATTTCAAAATAATGAAAATTTTATTTTTATGCAATTAAACTTTAAGAACCTCGCGGCGCGACGTATGGTAAATGGGCGATTAAAACGTACATTACCCGATGAAGCCATGAAATATAAAGTCTACGAATCAAATCTGGATCCTGTTCTGAGGTTAATGCATCGAACTAATATTCAATCGACTGGGTGGATGGATTCTGGGAACGCGTGTGTACGTTCACACTTAGCACGGGTTAATATAGACCTATTCTGTAACGACTGGAAAACACTTAAACCAGTTGATATTCCAGAAACTGCACCTTTTGTAGTCGCGTCTGTTGATATTGAATGTAATAGTTCAACGGGTAAGTTTCCTGATGCAGACGTAAAAGGTGATGCATGTTTCCAGATTGCCGTATCACTTACACATTTTGGTTCTGACGTACCGTATGATAAAATATGCTTTTGTTATAAAAAAACGGATTCAAATCTGGAAGGGAGTATAATTAAGAGTTACGAGACTGAACGCGAAATGCTTATGGCATTTAAGGAATACCTTATGGAAAAAGATATTGATATCATAACAGGTTGGAACATATTCGGTTTTGATTTAGAATATATAATGAAACGTGCGGTCATGACAAAATGTGATCAATCCTTTTATGAAATGAGTAAAATGAAAAACCACTCGTGTGAACTTGTGTATAAGAAGCTGTCGTCGAGTGCACTTGGTGATAACGATCTCAAGATTTTACCTATGCCTGGACGGTTTATTTTCGATCTATTTCACGAAGTTAAAAAAGGGTATAAACTTGATTCGTATAAACTCGATAATGTTTCTAAACTGTATCTCGGTGATAACAAAATCGATATGCCACCAAAAGAAATGTTTGCGCGTTTTGTTGAAGAAGACCCAGTAAAGTTACGCGAGGTCGCGGAATATTGTATTAAGGATACACTTTTACCCCACCGTTTGTTATCAAAATTATCTATACTTGTTAATTTATTAGAAATGGCTAAAGCAACGTGGGTTCCCTTGTGTTATTTAGTCGAAAGAGGGCAGCAAATTAAAGTGTTTAGTTTGTTAACGAAAAAGGCGCGTGAAATGGGGTTTATGGTTCCAACTATATCATGGGGGCAATATTCCGCGGATGGGTATGAAGGTGCGACTGTTCTAGACGCACAGAAAGGCGCCTATTATAGACCAATAACAGCACTGGATTTTGAAGGTCTGTATCCGTCAATTATGATGGCACACAATTTATGTTATTCATCGATGGTTATGGATTCCAAATATGAAAATATACCTGGTGTAACATACGAAACTTTTGGGTTTTATAAGTTTGCACAAGGTGTGCCGAGTCTTTTACCAAGTATTCTTTTAGAACTAAAACAGTTTCGTAAACAAGCTAAAAAAGATATGGCACAATCGACCGGCGCTCTAAAAGAAATGTATAATGGTAAACAATTGGCGTATAAAGTGTCGATGAACTCTGTATACGGATTTACAGGTGCGGCAAAAGGTATGTTACCATGTGTACAAATTGCTTCAACGGTAACTCTAAAAGGTCGGAGTATGATTGATGAAACAAAAGCGTATGTCGAAAAGAATTTCCCGGGATCAAAGGTAAGGTACGGTGACACGGATTCAGTTATGGTTGAATTTGATGTGGGAAACCGTACCGGAAAAGAAGCAATTGAATATAGTTGGGAAATAGGTGAACGTGCTGCGGAAGAGTGTACTAAACTCTTCAAAGCACCGAACAACCTTGAACTTGAAAAAGTATATTGCCCGTATTTCTTATATTCAAAGAAACGGTATGCGGCAAAACTTTGGACAAAGGGTAAAGATGGTAATATGAACATGGATTACATAGACGTCAAAGGACTTCAATTGGTACGAAGGGACAATACACCTCATATGCGTGAAGTATGTAAAGAACTTCTCGATGTTGTTTTAGAAAGTAGTGATACTGGACCACCTAAAGAACTCGCTTTACAAAGGGCTATTGAACTTATCGAAGGTGATGTACCTAACGAAAAACTAATTTTGAGTCAGGGTTTATCGGATTCGTATAAAGCAAAAGGGTTTACGGTTTCTATTAATAGTCCTGATATTAAGGATATTAATCAAGCTCATGTTCAAGTTGTACGAAAAATGCGTGAAAGACAACCGGGGTCTGAACCACAATCGGGTGATCGTGTACCTTATATTCTTCTCGATACGGGCGATCCTAAAGCAAAGGCGTTTGAAAAGTCAGAAGATCCAAAATACGTAAAAGACAATAATTTAAAAATCGATTATAATTATTATTTTATAAACAAGTTTCTAAACCCCGTATGTGATTTAATTGAACCACTCTTTGAAGACCCGAAAGAAGAGATATTTGGTGAACTTCTAACACGTGTGAAACCGAAACGGCGTCCAAAGAAAAAAGTAGAGGCTGAAATTGAAGGGCAGCCGAAAATAAGTGATATGTTCAAAACGCTTAAAAAATAGTGATGTATATAAGATATAATGTCGAAGAAGCAAAAAAAACATGATCTTATAGACGATATTAAACCAATTATACACAGACATAAAGAAGAAGAAAATTATTTAGCGCGATTAGATATGTGTATGATAATTTCTAAAGAATTATGTATTAGCTCAAGAGTATTATGTAATTTAATACCTAATGAATTGTCGAGTAAATTCTGTAAAGGGTTTAAGAAAGATGGTACACATTGCACCGCAAGATCTAAATATAATGGTATGTGTGGAAGTCACATTGATCAACCACATATTAGATCTCCTATAGAAATGGGTTCTAATAAAAGTAATGAAGGTATACGACATACACATAATTTATCAGAATGTATATTTAAACCTGGATGTCCGGCGTGTGAAGTATCAAGAAAGGGATTTAGAGAATTGCGTGGAATAATGTAATAATGAATAAATCAGCTATTCTACTAACATCAATCGACACGTTTTATAATAATCCCGAGAATAGAGCTACACTTTTAGAAATTCTAAATAAAACGGGTGGTATTTCTTTACGAAACCTTGAATGGTTTATTACAAATTACTCTAAGAAAAACAATTTATCGTATAAGACGAACGATGGTAAAATATTTAGTGTACATTGTGCATATAAATCAAGTTTAGATGGATATAGTAAAAAATTATTTGACCCATTTTGTCGTTCTTCTAAGATATCATATACTGTACCAGGTACATCCAATGAAATACATACGACTGTTGCACAGTTGAATTTCATAAGATGGTGTATAAAAAACAATATAATCGAGTACATTCACGATCATAAAAATGCACTTTTTTCTAAACAAGTATCATGACACCTTTTTCAAAAATGAATGTTTGATATCCTACATAATAGAGATGTAACGTATAATCACTAGTAAGTCCAGGTTCCATAGTTACATCTAAAACAGTTCTATTTGATTGTAACTGACTAAAATCCAACATTCCCGATGGTTCTACATTAATTGGATTCATCGAGAATGTATACGTGTAAATGTTTCGTAAAGGCCTCGATAAACGACTCGAAAATGGAACGACGTATTTGAAATATTTATGATCACTATCTTCTATATTTGGTATATCTTCACCGTTTACAAATATTTTAGCCTTTGACATTGGTGGGTTATAAAATTCATTATTTACAGAATACTCCACATTAGATGAAAAGTTATACCTATTTGCAAATACATTTGCGAGTAAAGTATCACCACCAGTGATTACATCTTCGTTTTCAAAAGCTTTCTGTCTAAAAAACCAGTTTATGGTTTTAACCGGTATATTTGGAACAAGTTCAAGTTTTGCATTTTTTACCCCAGTGGATATATCTAAAGTTGGGTGTTTTTTAACGATATCGGTAACGAGAACGTGTCTTTTATTTGCTATATAACTACGCTCACTTGGTTCGAGTGTTATCTCTTCAGTAACAATATCAAACTCACTCACTGATAATGCATCTGTTTCATTTGTAAAAAAGGATTGTTTATGAAATTCAAACTCAAATTGAAGTTTTTGTTTATGGATAGCACATATTGGAAAATAGGGGCGATTTGGTTTATTTGTTTCGTATTCATCACTTTCGTACTTACGCGAAAAGAGTAAAGGTATAGGAATATAAACACGCGATTTAGCTTGTGCTAGCACCTGATTACCAGATAATAAAGATGTATCTTCTGCATTATTTCTATTTAACGTGTACCTCTTTGTTCTTTTTTCGGATTCATCGAGATATAATTCATCGTATATAATTCCCCAATCACCATGGTATTTCTCAACCACCGTTTCATCGACACGCATGGTTACAGATTTTAAAATATGTCGTCCTATTTGATCCGTATAATAACTATCAGTTCCTGTTAAACGAGGTAATTCAAATGTTACGTACATATTTGCTAAGAGATCACCCATATTTCTCGGGTTATACATAACTTTTATAGTTTCACCAAAAGGCCAAGATGTTGAAGAACTACTTGGTTTATTAACGTTTAAACTTTTATGAAACTTTGTAAAATTAGCGTGTCTTTTAGGTTCATACTTAAAGATTGAATGAATAGGGTCATCTTCTAAAAGGTATGTATCTTGTTTACCAATTGCATTAAGTGATACTATAGAACCTGTATTTGGTCCAGATGTATCACACATACTTACTACTTATTGTTTATATATTTTTAAATCCCTTTTCCACATATCGATATGAGACATTTGTTGTAATGTATCAAGTTCTATTCTTGATTTTGACGTTTCCTCCCTGAGGTTTTGTACAGCTTCGTCCGTGTACTGATACGTTTTGATATTCAAGAGATATTCGTGTGAATTATCTATTTTATCAAATAATTTCCCCATTTCATGTTCGAGATCTGACCGTTTACGTTTGAAAATAATAAGTTTTTCGTGAATAACCATATCAATAAATTTCGACATATTTTCAAATTTTTTAGTTTTTTCTTTCAAGACACGTATAAGGTGTGCTTTTCTTTTTTTATACGTCTCTGACCGTATTTTAACAAAATCTGCGAGAATTTCTTCTGGACTTTCGTATTTATGAATACCCTTTGATGGATGAAATAAGTGCATATTTGATACATGAAATGTCTTCTGAAGTTTAAAATCTTTTATAATATCGTTACCCGTGTATCCTTCAATACTAAAATTAACATCATCAGTCGTACTGTTATTCACGTAATTCGTAATCTTTTTCTTTTCGATAAGGGTATCGAGATACTCTTTATAGTCTTGTGTCCAACGTCCCGGTGGAAGCTCGGTTACTAATACATTTTTACCTGAAGATTTCCATACACCCTCTGTTATCCACAACCCATCTTCATTACTAAACACACGACCCGTAAATTTATCGAACCATGGTTTCATGGGAATAACAGTTTCATTCTTGATTATACGTTCAATATTATGTTTAATATCGGACGGGTTAAACGGTGGTATATACGAACTAAATCCCGTACCTATACCTTCCGTCCCATTTACTAAAACGGTTGGTAATATAGGAACATAATAATCAGGTTCGATTTGTTTACCGTCGTCGTCGAGATAGTTTAATACTGGATCATCTTTGGGATCAAAAAGTATTCTCGCGTTTTTAGTCAATTTTGTAAATATATACCTCGTTTGACTCGCGTCTTTACCACCCATGAGACGTGTACCAAATTGACCACATGGTTCGAGTAAATTAATATTATTCGACCCCGTAAAATTATGTGCCAATTTTACAATTGTATCTGCCAAAGAGACTTCACCGTGGTGATACGATGTTTTTTCCGAAACGTATGCGGCTAATTGCGCAACCTTCATTTCAGATGTAAGATTCTTTGTGAAACACGCGTATAACACTTTTCTTTGGGATGGTTTTAAACCATCTGAAACGTGTGCAATCGACCTTTTCAAATCAGCAAGACTGAAATTTACAAGATCTTTATGAATAAAATCAGAAATACCGAGACGCTCAACGTTTCCATATGGTACTTCGAGTTCGGACGATTTCTTTTCTGTACTTTCAAGTAACCACGTTTTACGTAAGTCTGATTTTGTCTTGTCAAATGCAAGAACTATAGATTCATCCATTGAATTATCCGTATCAAATTGAACTGTAAGATCTTTTATTTTTTTAAAATATTCACGAGCCTCTGCAGACGTAGAGGTACCAAGACCCTTATAATATTTAATTTTCCACCCAGCTTTACCATTACCATACCATTGCCTAAACGTTGAGTCTGTATAAAACGATTTCGTTTCTGAACCCTTAGACGCTTTTATGATAGGTGTAACCATACTTACAACAAACTTGAGTTTAAGTAAACTCGGCCAGAAATAATGAATCATGTTAAGAATAAGCCCCTTGATATGACTTCCATCGTTATCTGCATCTGTCATGATCATAAGTCGTCCGTATCTGAGTTCGGAGAGTGATGTATATACCTTTCCTTGTTGAAGACCCAAAATCTTTTTAAGGTCATTAAACTCCTTATTTTCGGTAAGTTGTTTTACACTCGCGTCACGTACGTTCTTACATTTACCCCGAAGTGGAAAAACACCGTAATGATCACGACCAACAACCGAAAGACCAGCAATTGCAAGTGTTTTTGCAGAATCACCTTCGGTAACAATAAGAGTACACTTACCAGAGTGTGTAGTACCGGCCTTATTGGCATCATCGAGTTTTGGAATACCCGTTATTTTTGATTTACGAGACCCATCTGTTTTTTTCAATTCTTTCATTTCACGAAATTTCGATAATGCCATGAGTTCTGATTGAACGCTCGTTTTTAGAATATTCTTTATAAACGTTTTTGGTGGTTCAAACTTACTCCCAAAGTCCTGTGGCTTGAGTGTACACTCCGATTTAACCTGACTACTAAAACTTGGATTGACAAGTGTTGCTTTTACGAAAACAAAAAATGCATTCTTGACCTGTTGGGGACGAAGTTTTATCTTCTTTGCCATATCTTCAATAACACCGTTTGCGAGTATTCCAGAAACGTGGTCAACGTGTGAACCACCTTTTGTGGTACATATACCATTCACAAATGATACGTGTTCAAACCCATCATCTGAAGGTGCGATACACACTGACCATCTATCACTCGTAAATGTACATATCTCATCTGATTTTGTGTACATTTTTGCGTACGTATTGAATGTTGCTTTAGGTAATGCGTCACCTTGAAATTTCACTTTACAGTTTTGTGACGTACAAATATTCGCATCATACACTCGCTTTTCAAATATTTTGTATATAGAATCATCCATTTTTGACATACCAAATCGTTTCCAATCGGGAACGAAAGTAATAGAAACGCTCGACGTAGCATTCGAGTACTTTTTTATTTTGGGTGTACCACATGTTTTCATATTATCCGACCATTCTTGTGTATATGTACACTTGTTTTCTCCATCTTTAATTTTAACTGAAAATTTACTCGAATAAACATTCGTAAGTTTTGCACCGTATCCATTACGACCACCAACAACACGTTTTTGTGTATCGTCATAATTTGTACTCGTGAGTAAATGACCAAACGTTAATTCTGGATTCCATAAACCTTCTTTTTCGTGCATTTTAACCGCAATACCACCTAGAGGTCCATTATTTTCAATTGTTATTTCACCAGATATTTTATCGATAGAAACACTCATAGACGTTACATTTTTGGGGTACATAGAGTTTCGGTCGATCGCGTTTACTAAAATTTCGTCAAATATCTTTAAAAGTGCCGGTGAATACACGACCGTTTTCTTTTCAAATTGATCATTTTCATATATCCAATATGGTTCCGCTACACGTGAAACAGGTCCAACGTACGAATCCGGACGCTTTAAAATATGTTCCACGTGTGTGAGTTTTTGAATACTTTCACTCATTTATGTTGTATTGCGTCTTTTACTTAAGTATATTTTTAGTCCTTCGAACCAATGTAATAATTCATCCTTTGTTTTTGACTTGGGTTTTGAATATATATTTTTTATACGACCACACTCTCTGTTTCTAAGTGACACGGGTTGAATATTTTTGTAAGATGTTATATAACACGCATAACAGGTACGTTTTATATTCATATCAAAAAATTTTAGATATCCACCATTGTTAGTCATAAAAATAGGTTTTATTTTCTTATATTCGCGAAGAAGTATTCGTTCTTCTGTACTATTCGTGTGTATATGTGGTTCTAAAGGACATTCACATAAATAACACTCTTTTGTCCACTTAAGATACATTTAAAAACAAAAGGTTTTATCTTTTATATTACTCACCTAAAGTGAAGCTATACGTTCTTTTAAGTTTTATAAAGAACCACATCCTTTACTAACCTAAGTTATTTTAATTTTTAGTAAAAAATAAGATGTCGCAATACTTTCTACCGACCGTGATTCAAACGAATTTTAGTGATACTAAAAATGTACTCACTAAAAAACATCAATCAAATATTCAGACTTATGATGACTGCTTACGTGTATCTAAAACTTTAAAAACAAGTAAAAAAACACCAGAGGAAATGGCGAGAATTCTAGATAAAATGAGAAAAAAGAAATTGGAGTGTCAGAAAACAAAACCGATACAGGTCTTAGATTCTGCTCCTAAACAGGACGTTTCTGAATTCCGTAATATATGTAAAGCTTTTACATTAACAGGAAAAAAATGTACATTCAAAGCTGTGTGCGGGGACTACTGTAAAAAACATAGAATAGATGATCAAGTGTTAGGAACGAGACCAAAAATAAATATTCCTGTATTATAAAAGATGTTAGATCAAGAAACACTCAGACCCGTCATAATAGCTATGATACTTTATCTTGCAATTTCAAAAATCTTACCAGAAATACTCAAACAACCAACTAATATTAAATTTATTGACGATATTATTGCTATGCTTATTGCTCAAAGAGGTTCACTCACATCCGGTGTCATTTTGACCGGTGTTATCGTTTTCCTTACCAATTACATTAGTGATGAATTCTTGTAATACGTTTTCTTTACACGTCAACATACGAGTCCTCGGATGTTCCATATACCTTACTTTCTTGGTATATGCATCTTCCATAAACTCACGTAATTGTTTTTCATTTGGTTTTCCCCATTCCATACCTTCCTGATACAAAAAATCATCTTTTATGAGTTTTTGACGTTCACAATCTATCGTATACGGCGTTTTTATATATTCGGGTGCACCCCCATAATCCGTTATAATGACTGGTTTGTTTCGTAAAGCTGCTTCCACTGCACCCATACCTATACCTTCAGAACTTGAAAAACTTACATAACAATCACCCAGGGCGTGAATTTTTTCCATTTCTTCGTCGGGAATAAGACCGTTTATAATTTCAACGTTTGGTATTTTTAATTGAACGGGTTGTTTACACGTCGCTTTTATGAGAAGGCGTGAATCGGGTTTATTCATACGAACAAATGTTTCTATAATTTTATTAAAATTTTTCCTTGGATCGGTTATATTTCCAATATGATAAAATGTGTAGGGTCTATTATCAGGGACATGTGCATGTATAATGTAAAAGTTTGTTTCTGGAAACTGTTTTTTAAACACTTTTCGACAAAATTCACTCGGTACAGCGATTCTATCAAAAAGTTTAAACAGTTTACCGTAATCTTCGTGCACGGTTTCGGTTTCACATATAGTCATACATGTAACGTGTTTGATTTTACGTTTAATTTCAGGTATTTTATCTAACCAGTACGGTACAGGTAAAGCATAAATAAATGCACGTTCACATACTGGTATATCACCTTGAATTTCGATGTACCGACTCCCAGGAAAAAGACCCATATATTTTTTACATTGCTGACCTATTCCACTTAAAAGAGTTGGACCAATGAATAACATTTATTATAAAGATAATATTTCTTTTATATATATTACACAATGCCATTCAGACCAAAAGATCAACCATCACAATATGCTCCAGCTCCAGCTCCAGCTCCAGCCCCAGCACGAACTGTAAAACCGGACCCAGCTCCAGCTCCAGCTCCAGCTCCAGCTCCAGCTTCAGAACCAGCTCCAGAACCAAAAAAGACAGTCAAGCGTGTCGTTAAAAAGAAGGTTGCGGAATAGACGGTGTACTTTTATTTTTGATGAAAATAACACCACCAGTGATTAATGCTATAAATAGTATTAAATAACGTAACGGATACTTTTTCTTTTTTTCAGTTTCCATTTTTTCGATATCCTCCTTATCTGGAAGTTTTTTAACGTTTACGTTAAGATCTTCTATCTTCCCGATAAGTTTATGTAACGCCTCTAAAATCTGGAGTTCGCGATCCGTCGGTTTTTCTTTTGTGTCTATGGTTGTTATTTCTAATGTCATGTACCACTCTGAATCTGGTTGCATGAGTTTATAATCGTTATCACCTTGTGATTCATAAAGCTTAAAATTAAGTTTTTGAATAGATATAGGATTAAACAGATTTGTTTTTCGATTAAAACTACGCCACTGTTTATCCCTAAGAATAAAGCTATTACTTCCTGTAAAACTTCTTTCGAGTGGTATTCGAGCTAAAATCTGACCATTACGCTCATTTAATAATTGTCCTCTCTTAGGAATATCGTCGCAAACTATATCGACATATTTAGCAACGTTTGTATCCCCCGCATCATTTGCACCAACTTGTGTAACGTAAAAATCAACTGGTTTTATACCTACAACCTGAGAAATTTCTTCCACGTGTAAATTGGATTCAAGACTAAGATTTACGGAAAATGTATTATTGTTCCCGTTTACGAATTGAGAATCAATCATTATATACTGAACCTTTTTAGGTAAGTCCTGGAGTGAAACCATCTTGTATTTAGTATATAAAAAAATAAACATAAATAATAGCAGTAATGTTTTCGTTTTATTCGAGTGTCTGTAATTTATTATCACCTAGACAAAAACCCGAAACAAATATACAAAAACCTCCATCTATAAAAATGTGTGAGAATGACTATATTATATCTAAAAATGAAGCGAATGAAACAATCATTTTAGAGGTTCCTAGGAAACCTAAGTTTACATACTTCTAATGAAATATATAAAAAAATGAAATGGACGACTACATTGCCTTACACACGTACGACTATAAACTCTCGTTTTGTCAAGCGACAAACGAACTCCCGGGTGACATGCAAAGAGTCATATGGGAAAAACTTAATGCGTACGAATCACGTAATCTCGTGTGTCCGGGAGCCCCTCGACGAGACCCCAGAAATTCGAGATTCTCGAGAGAAAGACTTCAAACTTTGGTTAACCGGTGGAGAGAAAAGTGGGGCGAACCTACTTCGTGAACGTATGAATACATTGGCGCGTGAACAGCTTTATTTTGATGATTATGAAAGTAGTGAATACGATTCATATTCACTCATACTTTATAAACTTCTACTTGAAGATCTTACGTATCAAAGACGTGAACTACAATATTCTACAATCTTTGGTGATAAATGGAGAAAATCGTCTACAAATAAAATAGATTTAACCACTATTCAAATTAGTATACACGAAGTTGAACAGAGGTGTAATAATTTTAAAATAAAAGAACGAAAGTTTAAGAAAAAGTATTTTCAAGATGAAAACTATATTATTAAAGGTATAGATATAGAATAAATAAATTGTAATATGTTAAATATAATAAATCCGTACACTAAAACCATTAGAATATCGTGTCCCACTAAACGTAAAGAAGGTATAGCTGAATACGAACAAGTCAAGGCTAAAATCAAAAAGTCGACTTTACAATACGGTGTAGCTATTTCGACGTATAACTTCATTTTTCATACACCCATTGACGGTGTATCTGCTACTTTAGGGACAATTGCATCGTGTATTTATGTAGACTCGTTGTCATCATACGTCGATAATATTGAAAGAATACCCGTTTTGAATAAACGATTATTGTTACCGACGTGTCTCGCACTAGCCGAATCAACTTGGAATTCTAATGATTTACCATTTGATTTTAATATGGGGGCAACTTTATTTGGGTTTTTGGCGTATAAAATGGCATTTTATCAAATTGTGGCCGAAGAAATATTGATGTACAGTGAAGACCTAAGTGATATAGATCAATTATAATAAGTATACTATAAAAAAATGTCTTCTCTCATTTACGAACTTACAAAACAATCTGTCAGTCTTGAAAGACTTGACAAACTTGACGGCGTTCTTTCGAGTTTCCGAACCGATCAATTTTCAACTGGTACACCTTCTCAAGTATATGGTGTTAAACCGAAACACAATTTTCCAATTGAGTGTAACCCCAAAGAACTTGATCATATTGCGTATATTGGTATATCTGCATTCAACGATAAACTTCACTTAGTGGACTTTATGTATGAAGAGAAATATGAAGATGGTAGTCGAATGGGTATTATTGAACCATCGTTACGGATGTTGTCAAAAGATAAATTGGGTACTATGATTGCTCCACGACACGTCCCGGAAGAGTGGGTCGAGTTCTGGATGAATTACTTTAAAAAAGAATTTAACTGTCAAAAAACTTTATTACAATTTGTTGAAAAAAATAACCTTCACGGAAGTGTTGACTGGACGGAACTCTATAACTCGTTCCATGAAAATATGGACTTAAAACTTAGCAACTAATGTGTAATATAATACGATGAGCCTTACTTACGAACTCCTTAAAAACTGTACCACAATTGTCGAACTTTTCGATGTTAATGAACTTTTTTCCGAATTAGCCGGTGAAAAATGTAAAGTATATGGTTTACGCGCCGATTTTGGGTATCCTGCACACCTCATTCCTAAAAGTACGTATAATTATATTGCGTATATTGGTATTTCTAATAGAAAATTGGAAACATCGTATGGTCAAGCCCAATTTATTGAATTTTATTATGAACCTAACGATATTGGTATTTTGGAACACTTTTTTGATATGTACCTCGAAAGTGAAAAAGAGATTCTTAAAGAGTGTGGGTGTAAAGGTGACGAAGAATTTACCGTCGAACTTTTCCCGAGTAAAATTACTAAAAAGAACCTCATGTTTTGGAAATGGTATTTAGATGAACAGTATGGCGTTAACGATAAGATTTCTTTACGTGATTTCCTGGACGATTATGAAATTACGTACCAAATCGACCACGATCGATTATACGATTATTTACCCGAAAATATTGACGATTTAGATAATGAGAGTGAATACAATTCAGAATCTGAATCTGAACTCGAAGAAGGTGAAATAAGAACCTAAGTACGAGATTATAAAAATAATCAATAAAAATGCGTCCAAACTGTGTATACGAAAACTGTCTCTGTCGCCAAGGAAAAAACGGGTTTTGTGTAAAACACCGTGAAATTGGTGAAGCCGTAGAAGCCCTTTTACTTTTAAAAAAAAATAACAAACCTAAGTTGTAATGAAACAAAATAAAAAATTAATATATTAAAAATGGACGCTCTTACATCGTTAATGCAAACGCTCGACCTCAATTCTAAGATAATTTCTGAAGGTGATTATCTTAAAATGTGTGATTCGATCAAAAAGATTCACGATTATATTAAATACGAAACGGATTCTGAAAGCGATGAAGAAGAAGAATTTAGAATTCGACGTGTTGATATACCCATACCTTTTTCCCCGATGCCCCGTCTTCCACCATTTGGGGATAATCTTGACGATCTTACGATATACGATACGGTAACACCTCCACAATCAAGACGCGGGGATTATGTACACCCCGACTTACCGGAGATACAAACACCACCACCTGTTCCGGAACCATTACGCGATTATGAACTCGAAGATGAGCTTATGGAAGTAAATAGACTAATCCACGAAACGTTTAAAAAAATGGAAAAACTAAAACATAGACGAAACGTGACGAACTTTGTTCGACAAGAAGCTGTGAAACGACGCGCACGGGAACTCGGTATTCGATTACCTCGATATACGGTTGGTTCACTTTTAGATTCAGGACACGACGTTGGTAATGTGCGTATGTTTTTCAGGGATTACCTGGAAGACTATAACGATGATATTGATAGACAACACGAAGAATTATCCGAGACGTTAAAAGAACTCGAATATGATAAAACAGCTATAATAGATGAACTTATAAACTTTTAATTAAATATCATTTTACACCACTTTTCGTTAATGTTTCCGAAAGGCGAATACTCAAACAATAAATGTATTAACGCCCCTGAAATAATTAGAGCGCCTGTACCTTTATAGATATATTTTGTAAGACCCATAAACAAAACTTGTAACATGAGACCTATGAAGAGAGCTTCCATCAGGACGGTGGTAAACTGTCGCATTTTTTTATATTACTATACTATATAAAAAAAATGGATTACCAAGGAATTGGAATGTTATCAGCCGTCGTCGCCATGATGGCCATCTTCATCTACGTACTTATGAGTAGATCTAAAGCTTCGAATACGAATGCAAATCTCGTACCAGAAATTGAAATGAAAGAAGAATAAACTAAACTAATTTAAAAATAATATCTCGTGATATATAAAATGATACTCGTATTAGCTATCATTCTATTTATCATATTTTTGATTTATAGTATAAAACCCAGCAAGAGTGAAGAGTATACACTCGAGGGTCTTAAACTTTCATGGGCGAATAAGGCAAGTATCGAAGGGATTGTTACGAAATGGATCGTTACTCTGAAAGATTCTTCGGGGAGTGTGATTCACTCGTACGAAAATAGTGATGCGGGTAACCTTAAAGACTTTACGGATGTGACCATGAACATAGTAGATAAAAAAGAGTTCGATGAAAAGATTATAGGTGATAATACACTCGAGTTATACTATAACGAAACTAAAGACAGTAATAAATTGTATACAAAAACAGTAACTTTTACACGAGACGATTTTGGAATGTCATTAGATACGAGTAATCTTGAAGAAATTGATGTACCCGAACCTGAAACTTTTACATACGAACTTATCATGAACAAAAAGAATGCTTCTTTAGGAATACACATTGAGTATATAAAACTCGATGGTGTTTTAGCAACAAAGGCACAAACGACTATACACAAAAATCCTAATAGAAACAATAAACCCGATAATATGTTTAGTATTGGAAGTGGTACAGAAAATTACGCGTCGTGGAACGCGAATGGTCACAATGAAGGCGATAAGATATTTACCATTGTATCCGATAAACAAATCGAAAAAATAGATATAGCATACACACGACCTCGATATGCGCCCGGTTGGATAATAAAAGAAAATGGGGTTGCGAAGATTACAGAAACGTCTAATAGAGGTAATAACATGACTCCTAGACCGGTAGTGTATACTTATAATATAAAAGATGGGACTACGTCTTCACCAATTACAGAAATTCCTCATCAAATCCCAAGTGCGGATCCCGGTGGGTGGTGTAATCACGCAACTGCGGTTCACCAAGACGTTCCGGGGTGTGGACGTATATGTTCTGATAGTAATACTGTTGGACGTAAAGATAAGGGTACATGGGGTTCGTGGGATGCTTATCCGGGTAGTGTTGATTGTCCAGACGCCAAGTTAGACCAGATATGGAAAATGGAAGGGGGTTCGAGAAAACTTGCTGTTGGTAAATATAGTGAATCAGAAGGACTTCCGGATGAAATTTATATGACAGGGGGTAAAGATGGGAAATATTGTGTGGTGGATGGTGACATTATTAAGTGTAATAAATCTGCTATAGGTATAGGGGGTTTGGAAAAGTTTAAATTAACCAAGA